AAGGAACAAGTCCAGCAAAAGCCAAAGCTTATCAGCGGAGGCAAGCGCATGGACCCGAAAGCCAGAACCTCCCGCGAGGCACAGGGCCGCAGTGAGCGTTTGCGCAATTCCGGCACGCTTGAATCCGGCGTTGCGTCCCTCATGGACCTCGATCTTTAACCAAAATCTCCAAGGAGAAGTATCATGCCTCAGGTGTCCAACACCTACGAGACCTATGATGCGGTTGGGAACCGGGAAGAACTCGCGGACAAGATCTACCAGATCACGCCAGAAGAGACGCCCTTCATCAGCCTCATCGGTCGCAAAAGCGTATCGTCAGTTCACCCGGAGTGGCAGACTGACACGCTTGCATCACCCGACCTGAACAACAACCAGCCGGAAGGCAATGACTGGACGTATGACCCTATCACGCCGACTGTGCGTGTGGGCAACTACACCCAGATTTCCGACAAGCGCATCATCATTTCGCGCACGCAGGACAAGACGCTCAAGGCGGGCCGTAAGTCCGAACTGGCGCGCGAAGTTGCCAAGAAGGGCGTCGAACTCAAGACGGACATGGAAGTCATTTGCCTGTCCAACCAAGCTTCGTCTCCTGGCTCCGGCAATGGCGCTTCCAACCGTAAGCTCGGCGGATTCCGTGCGTGGCTATCCACGAACGACAGCCTTGGCTCGGGCGGAGCGTCCGGCGGCTTCAACTCAGGCACTGGCATTGTCGATGCGGCCACCAATGGCACGCAGCGCGCACTGACCAAAGCCCTGTTGGATGAAGCCATTGCGAGCGCATACACGGCAGGCGGCAATCCATCAGTGTTGATGGTGTCTCCTTATGGCAAGCGCGTGTTCTCGACTTTCATGTCGGACACCAACGTTGCCCCGCAGCGCTATGTGACGCCGAAGAGCGGTCAGACCAAGATTGTCGGGGCGGCAGATACTTATCTGTCTGACTTCGGCGAACTGTCTGTTGTTCCGAACCGTCAGATGGCTCGTGGCGGTGCTGCGATTGCCCGCAATGCATTTCTCATTGACCCGAAAATGGTCAGCCTCGGTGTTTTTGACGACATCTCCTTGGAGAAGCCGGGCAAGACAGGGGACGCTGAGAAGCGCGTTCTGGTGACCGAGTACACGCTCATCGTCAACAATGAAGCCGCCCATGCTGTCGTCGCCGACATCTACGGCCTCACGGCTTCCAGCTAAGGAGATAGGAACATGGCTTATCCACTTCGTCCTATCATCTACACCAGCGCGACCCTTTCTCTTCTGGAAGAGTCGCATGGCAACGGTTGCTGGGTTATTGTCAAGCGCGCTGCGGGCTGCACCGTTACGCTCCCAGCCGCTACCGGCAGCGGAGCGTCGTATCAGGTGATGGTTGGCACGACCATTTCGTCCAACAGCTTCATCATTCAGGTGGCTAACTCGTCTGATACAATGGTGGGCAACCTCGAAACTGCATCCACCACTGGCGCGACAACCAACGGCTTTTCCGAAGCTCTTGGCGGCACCGACGACACCATCACCATGAACGGAACGACTACGGGCGGCATTGCTGGCTCGTTCGTGACGCTCGTGGACATTGATGTCAACCTCTGGCTGGTGAGCGGTGCGCTCGTTGGCTCCGGCACGCTTGCAACGTCTGTAAGCGCCGCCGTTTAACCCTCTGCGGGGCGGCTTCGGCTGCCCCGTTCCCTCCAATGAAGGAAATTCAACATGCAACGCGACCAGAAATTTGAACGCGAGCATCAAGAGCCGCGCGAGCACAAAACCAATCCGAGTGAACTAGCGGCACAAGACCGCGCCAACGCCCGGACGGAAGCTGCGGAGCGCGAAAAGACGGAAGCTGAAAAGGTTGAGGGAACCGACAGCGACCCGAACAAGAAGAAGGAAAAGCACGCGAAGGATGATGACGAAAAGCCTTCGGGTAGGTTGTTTCCTGTCCTTCTGTTGAAGAACTACGCGCCACGGACCAAGAATTTCGAAATCCTTGGCCACACCAAACCAGCACGTATGACAAAAGGCGCGGCTGGCGAATGGCTTGAAGTAGAGCCTAAACGTTGGATTGCCGACGAACAGAACCCGCCTCCTGTACCGGGCGTCGAAGTACCCGGCAAAATCTGGGCTGGCACGATTATCCGCCTGCCCGTCGATGAAGCCAAGGGCGTCATTGAAAAGAAGATCGGTGAACGCGCAGATGCAATCCCCGGTTAATCCGAACGACATACACGGCGGTGATTGGGAACTCGTGGAAATCACGCCCGAATACCGCCGTTCTCGGCTCTGGCTGGATGACGGCAATTATATTCTTCGCACTGAATATATTCAGGATGAAGAACTGATTGCCCTCAACCAGCAGGAGTTCAACGACAGTCTGACGAAGCGCTTCAATGACAGCGCATTGGGGACGAAAGTCGCCAGCATTCCAGTCAATGTTTTCTACCGGGATATAGCGCCGCGCCTTAAAGAAGGCGATCAGGACTATATGAAGTGGTTTTTAAACCACCCGGATAAGCGCATGTACCGGACATTCAGGGGCAAGGTATGAATTTCGCTGACCTGAAAACGGACATTGTAGCGTATTTCAAAAACCGCTCGGACGTGGCGGCCAGCGCGAATAGCTTCGTTGCCTACAGTGAGGCATTCTTCAATACGAACCTGCGCTGTCGGGAGATGGAAACCGTCGCCACTCTTACGCCGGTTGCAAACGTCTGCACATTGCCGTCCGATTTTCTGGAATTCAAACGTGTTGTCGAGACGGCTTCAACGCGCCGCGAATTGCAGTATCTGTCCGAAGCCGAAGTCGATACGCTTTATCCGACCCGCTCAAGCGGACTGGCAAGCCACTTCTCCATCATAGGGGATACGCTTCAGGCTTACCCTCTTTCGGCGAACGGCATCGAGATTATCTATTACCGAACGATCCCCGCGCTTTCGGACAGCAATCCGACGAATTGGCTTTTGACCAAGCATCCGAACCTGTACTTGCATTCCGGCCTTATGTACGCGGCTGAACTGACAAAGGATGATGAGCAGTTTGCCAAGGAGGCTATGCTCGTCAAGCAGATACTGAGCGATGTTCAGGGGTTGGACAATCGTTCTAAGTTCGGCAACGCGGGCATAACTTTGACAGGCGTCTACTAAATGACGTTGGTAGCTTTTGCCCCATACAGGCCAGACAGGGCCGCACTTAATTCAGCATTTACGTCAGCCGCGAGTAACGTGCTGCCCTCGCCAGATGGATATATCCCGTTCCCAAGCTTTGCTGCATTTACGCAGGCCACGACTGATCCGGCCAATGGTGGATTTACGGCAATATCGAGTTCCGGTGTTGTGTCGGTATTCGTCGGTACTGAAGAGGACTTGCTCAAGCTCGACACGACCGACAATAGTTGGGACGTGGTGACAAAGACTGCCACGACTTACAGTTCCAACGAAAACGCCAAATGGTGGTTTATCCAGTTCGGGGATTATGTCGTTGCGGGGAATATCAACGACCCGCCGCAAGTGTATCAGTTAGGTGTCTCGACACTCTTTGCCAATCTTGGCGGCTCTCCACCAAACGCTTCCGGTGCCGCAATATGGGGCGGCGATTATCTGGCTCTGTGGGCTGGTGATACCGTCTACTGGTCCGACACGAACAATATCACCAACTGGGCGACGGGGAACTCAGGCTCACAGACGTTTCCTGATGGTGGTGAGGTTATGGGGGCAAACTCCATTACCAACCCGTTTATCATTCAACGGGACGCTATCAGGCAGGCAAGCTATGCGCCGGGCTCGCTGGAGGTGTTCACGTTCCAGAAGATACATGACCGGCTTGGTGCAGCTTCGCCCAAGTCTGTCTGCTCAAGAGGTTCATTCCTGTTCTTCGCGGCCTATGGTGCGTTTTATCAGTTGATGGCTGACGGCTCGCCTGTCCAGATCGGTGATGAAAAGCTTGATCGCTGGTTGTTCAGTCAGTTGAGCGGCGTGTCACTGACGAGCATTATGGGTGAAGTGGACCCGTTCTATCCGAGGGTGTATTTCGCGGTAAAACTGGCCTCTGAAGCGTCTTACGACCTGTTGCTGGTGTATGACTGGCAAAAGCAGGAATGGACGCAGGGCGACATTAATCTCGGCGTGTTTTTCCCTCTGGCTTCGGCAACGATTGGTTACACTCTAGAACAGATCGGCGCGATATACGGCACGCTGGAGAATGTACCCTATTCACTTGATTCCAACGTCTGGAAGGGCGGCGCGCCTATCATGGGCGCAATGGACGAGACGGGCAAGTTTGGGTTCTTTTCGGGACCACCTGCTGAGGCCACGTTGACGACACAGGAGCTCGGCTCGACCAACGGGCAGTTTACGTTCTTCAATACGTTATTTCCTGTCATTGATACCGATCAGATTACAATCTCGGTGGGCAAGAGGGATCGTCGGCAGGACGCTATTGTGTGGGGCAATGAGCTTTCACCGAACAGTGTGACGGGATCGATAGACATTATCTCGGAAGCCCGCTTTCATGCGTTTCGAGTGACGATTGCTGCGGGCGCTGATTGGACAAAAGCGCAGGGCGTTGACGTTCCCGGCAAGGCAACCGGCTGG